TCCAAAATCTGCGAGTTGATCTCATACAGGTTCATAGTGCTTTTTACCTCCATGCGTTCAGAGCACGAGAAACGGCCCTGAACGGCGTTTTGCGTTTTGCAGTATAACTTTGCCGGTTTGCCCTAAAACCGCGTTCAGGGAGCCGTGCAGGACGCTCTGAACGCCATATGCGGGCTATTCTTTCAAAAGCTTCCGCTCTGCGCGGGCTTTCAGCATCTTCTGCAACTTACGGTGTGAATGCATGCAACGCTCTGTCATGAGCCGCTCTCCCTGAATCTTCTGAATCCGCTCCAGCCAGTCAGGAAGCAGCTTGTCCTGCCACTTGCAGTGCTGTATGACATCGTAAAACGCCTGTTCTGCGATATCATCCGGGGCCGTCCGAAGGTCTGACTTTGCCCAGACAGTGGAAATCGCCTTCCGGCTCTCGTCTGTTTGGGGCTTGCCGAAATAGGCATCTGCCACGGCCAGCAGTTCGATGATCTTCTCCATCGTCAATCAAATCACCCCCTTGAAGATGTCTGCATAGACATCCGCTGCAGATCTGGATGTATTGCCCGGTGCAGGCTTGTTCGGTTGCTGCTCACGGTCACGGGATATCCACCCGGATGCTGCTGCCTTCCAGTTCTTCATGGGATTCCGGCCCACCTTCCAGCCGTTGGATTCGTAATAGGCATGGAACCGAATAGCCTGCGCTTCTGTGCCACCCTTCTCCGCAAAGTAACTTTTCACCGTTTCAACATCCGGCGGTGAAAACCTGCTTTTAGGGGTAGGGGGCAGCGCTTCAGCGCTACTACTATCAGATACTTTAGTATCTGTTGTACTTTGTACTTTGTACTTTAACCCCCCATCGGTTTTAGTGGGTTTCTCGGAAAACCCATGGGTTTCTGTGGGTTCTTCTGCAATCCCGTCGGTTCCAGTGGCTTTTCTGGGCCTGCCGCCTTTTCGTCCGTTTTTCCTGTTTGCCAAAATAGAACGTCTGTACGTTTCAATGTTTGTATCCATTGAACTTCTCAAAGACTCAAATGCCATCTTCTCAAGGTCTTCAAGCCCTTCCGGCTCTTTGCCGTGCTCCACATACTGCCGCATTTTTGTGAGCACATTTTTGTATTGCTCAGGTGGCAGGATGTCCAAGATTACGAACTTGTCAAAGGGTATCAACAGCCCTTTCGGGCGGGCCATTTCGATATCGTCCACCACAAACCACCTCCTTCCCGTTTTTGAAAACCCAATGGTTTTTGAAAAAAACCGATGGGTTTTCTTGGGTTTTTACAGGTCAATGATCTTAACCTCAACGCCGTAGCCGATAACGTTCCGGCACTGCTGTTTGATGCGGGGGATCGCAACAGCGCTGCTTTTGAGGAACTTCTTCGTGCTTGGGGTGCAGGCCAGATACAGCGTAACGCCGTCCAGACTGGCCTTTGTTCCGCGCAGGTTGTCCGCAATGAACTTGTCACCGTAGACCTCAACACGACGAATAACCTCTCCCCAGTTTGCAAAATCCTTGCCCGGATACTTCGTAGGGGTGGCTTCCGGTTCAGCCTGCTGGCTGTTCTTGCTCTTGAGTTCGTTCAGGGCATCCAGCATTGCAGACATGCAGGAAGCGCACACCTTGATCTCGTTCTGAAGCTCAACAAGGGCACTGTTCAGGCACACCAGCTGGTCGATAGCCTTTTTCATGTCCTCGTTCTGACGATACAGGCGGCTGTCGATAGATTTCAGCAGGATGTAAACCCGGCTATCATCCGGGGTATCATTCGGTACATCCTCAAGCATGAAGTCGTATGCACCGTTGCGGATATTGACAACTGCCGACACGGAACGACCGATAATGGCTGCGACCTCTGCATCTGACAGGCCCTTACTAAGAAGAAGCTTTGCATTGCGCACCTCTTCCGGCATAATATTTCTTTTTGCTGGCATTTTTCTCTCCCTCATTTCTGCCGCTCAGAACGGCAAATCTTCATCGTCGTTGATAACGGCAAAATCGTCCGTGCCGGTCTCAGCCGCCTGCTGGGCGCTCTGAGCGTTTCTAGCTTCGCGGGCATAACTTTCCGTCTGTTCATCAAAACCCCGTGTAGACGTGCTGTCAGGGGCATTCGAACCGCAAAAGCTGACCTCACGCACCTGAATCTCATAGGCAGTGCGGTTGTTGCCCTGCTTGTCCTGATATTTCCGGGTCTGCAAGCTGCCATTGACGGCGATTATGCTGCCCTTGTCGAAATACTTGGACACGAACTGTGCCGTCTTGCCCCATGCAACGCAGGGCAAGAAATCCGTCTCGCGCTGGCAGAATAGCTGCGTTCGCAGGCGATATCAAAGGAGCAGACCTCCTTGCCGCTTGTGGTGGTGCGGAGTTCCGGGGTGTGGGTCAGGCGGCCCATAATTGCGATCATGTTCAGCATAGATCAGCCCTCCTTCGGCTGCTTCTGGGCACACGTCCAGCATAGAACGCGCCCAAACTTCTTCTTGGTGCTTGCGGCGGTCTCTGCCGGTTCAACGGTGCGGCCCTTATAGGTCACCGGCTGCAAGGGCTTGCCACAGCAGGCGCAGACAAAAGACTTTTCCTGTACAGGCTGCGATTTCGGGGCAGGAGCATTACGCTTCGGGGCGGACTGCTTCGGCGGCTTGTTCCCACCTGCGGGGTTTCGACCTTCTGCCGCATGATACTCGTCCGTGTCGGCATCCTTGGTATCGTCGATGCAGAACAGGCCGTTCAGGGCATACTTGCGGGCGTAGCTGCTGGATGTTCCCGTCACCTGTGCAGCGTCCATCTTGGTTTTTTGCTCCGGCTCTCTTGCGTATGCCTTCACGGAAATGCAGCCACCATCCAGAGATTCCAATTTTGCAGTGGCTTCGATGTAGTGCCACCCCTCAAGAACCTTCGGTTCATCGGAGAGCGTAAGCAGCAGGTTATGAGCCTTGAGAATAGGCTTCACTGCTTCCAAAATGTCCTCACAGGAACGATACCTGTACCCGCCGAAGGTGTTCATCTGCCCTTTCGGGGCCTTGAGTTCGCTCTGCACAGCGGCCAGAGCGGCGTAAATGCTTGTGCTTTCCATTACTCTTCATCCTCCTGATCTTCGGTCTGTTCTGCCCCTCGCGGCAGGAAATAGTAGTCGTCCGGCGGCTCAAGTGCCGGGCCATAGCCGTCAAGGGCAAGATCATACATCTGGTTCATGCTACCACCTCAGGTGCGGGGTCAATGGCGGCAGGGGAGATGTCTGGTGCGGGAATCAACTTTCCAGCGGTCAAACGCTGCGGAGCAGGGGAGTGCTGCGTTTCGCTTGCAGGCTTCCCGAACTTGACCTCGGCACCCAGATCTTCGACCTCGACCGTGACGCGCAGGCGGTACAGGCTTCCTGCTTGACCGAGGGTAGAATAGACATCGTTCATCAGCTTGTCGATGACTTCCGGGACATAGTTCCCGCCCACAAACCTGCCGTCACTGGAAAAGCGGCCCTGAATCTCAACATAATTTTTTTCCATCTTGTAAAACCTCCGAAAATGTGTTATCTTCGGGTTGATGTGACCTGTAAAATCCATCAACCCTTGCAGCCTGTCGGTGTTGGCGCACCGGCGGGCTGCTTTTTCTTTTGTGCGGCCAAAATCTCTTTGATGCGGCCTTTGCCATAGGTGCCTGTGCTTGCAGTAAAGCGCTCGTTGTCGTCCACAAGGCCCTGATGGATTGCCTCAGCCCGCCTTTCTACCGCTCTTCACGGTGTTCTGGGGCTGCTGGTGAATCTTGCGGGGCCGCTTCTCACGCGCTTCGGCTGCAAAGCCCTGCAGCATGAAGAACACCGCCAGCAGAATCAGCACCATAGCCGTAATGAACGCACCGTCCGAAACGGTGCCGCCGGTCTGGCAGGTGCCCTCAAGGCCCATGCTGTACAGCAGGCCCGTCGCAAAGCTCCCCATTGCCAGCCAGTACCAAACTCCAGATTTAATCTTCATCGGTGTCCTCCTTTTCAGGTTCCGTATAAGCAAGGACATCAATTGTTTTGTAGGTAAGCACTGCGACACATGCCAGGCGCATGTTGTCCCTAGTGGGGAAATAGGCGTTCAGAATCCGAGCAGTTGCAGAGGCCAGCAAGTCAAGCACTTCCGTGATGTTGCCTTCGGCTCGGATGGTAGATGCTTCGCTGTCGATGTAAAGTTTTGCGTTCATGCGGATTCTCCTTTCTCAACAGTAGGGAAGAACAGCTCCCCGATTTCATCCTGCGGGATATCAAGCGTCTTGCAAATTTCTGCGATCTCAGTGCTTGTCCAAGGCTGCTTCCCGTTCATCCGCTTGCTCATTGTGTCAGTTCCGATGCCGATTGCATTTGCAATCTCCTGATCCCGGAACCCGCAGCTGTGGAACCGACCCCGCAGCTTCCAGTACGGAATCTGCTGAAACGTTCCCTGTACGACCTTCATCATGCTTTTTCGACCTCTTTTCTTTGATGTGTGCCAGCCGTGCAGGCTGGTTCCTGTCCCAGCGGGCTTCCCGCCAGTATTTGTTGCGCCCGTTCATCAGGCGGTCTCCCTTGTGCTGACCTTTCTCAAAGGCGGCTGCTCCGGGTTGTCCCGGCTCTGCTTGTAGCGCTCAACGTCCTCAACGCGGAAGTAAAACTTGCTCTTGCTGCCCTTCTCGCCGTGAGAGTAGGCATCCAGCAGACCCTGCTTCCGAAGCTGTAAGACCCGCGAATAGCAAACGCCCAGCGCTTTGGCGGTCTCCTGAGTGGTGTAATATTTGGTCACGATATCGGTTCTCCTTTCTGTGGGTGGCTCCCACGACCATTTTCGTGACGTGGCGAAAATGGTTTCGGCTGCTGCCGGGCAGCCATCATCAGGTGGGGTTACAGAGTAACAATTGCGCCAAGATCAT